ATAAAATTTTATTTGCGGAAGGCAACGCAATCAAGTATATATGTAGACATACTTATAAAGGAGGAAAGCAAGATTTGGAAAAAGCAAAACATTATATCGATATGATTATAGAAAGAGATTATAAAGACAATACAGCTAACCCTTTAGAAAAGAAAAATTATTGGGGAATACTCAAGAGAGGATGTCCTCATAACTAATGCAGATTCCTTTATTCAAACCTCAAACGGAATGGTTACCACCAGAAAATTTTCCTAACTTAGAACAAGCCTGTGAAATTGCTATCGACTTAGAAACAAAAGATCCAAACTTAAATGAAAGAATGGGTTCAGGTTCTGTTGTGGGTGTTGGAGATGTCGTTGGAATATCCCTAGCAACCGCTGACTTCTGTGCTTACTACCCTATCGCTCATGAAGGGGGTGGAAACATGGACCGTAAGATGGTTCTTAAATGGTTACAAGATGTTTTAAATACACCCTCAGATAAAATATTTCACAACGCCATGTATGATGTGTGTTGGTTAAGATCATTAGGTTTAAGTATTAAAGGAAGAATTATTGATACCATGATAGCGACAGCCTGCGTAGATGAAAATAGATTACGTTATGATTTAAATGGATGTGGAAGAGATTATGTCGGAAAAGGAAAAGACGAAAACGCTTTATACGAAGCAGCTAAACAATGGGGAGTCGATCCTAAAGCAGAGATGTATAAACTACCAGCAATGTACGTTGGCGCTTACGCCGAGCGTGACGCCCAACTCACACTGGAGTTGTGGCAAGAATTAAAAAAGCAAATTTTGAATCAAGATATAGAAGCCATCTTTAAAATGGAGATGGAATTATTTCCATGTCTAGTTGATATGAGGTTTCTCGGTGTGCGTGTAAATCAAGAACAAGCAGCGATCGAAAAGAAAACATTAGTAGAACAAGAGAAAAAAATGTTGGGTGAGGTGTTAGTAAATACGGGGATAGATGTTCAGATCTGGGCTGCACGATCCATTCAAAAAGTATTTGATAAACTAGGTTTACCTTATGACCGAACTGAAAAGACTGGAGCTCCTTCTTTTACTAAAAACTTTTTAGCGAATCATCCACACGATACTGTGAAGTGTATTGCTAAGGCGAGAGAGATTAATAAAGCTCATACCACGTTCATTGATACCATTTTAAAACACAGTAAAAAAGGTAGGATTCATGCGGAAATTAATCAATTAAGAGGGGACAATGGGGGCACCGTGACTGGAAGATTCAGTATGAATAATCCAAACCTCCAGCAAATTCCTGCACGAAACAAAGAACTCGGACCACGGATCAGATCATTATTTATTCCTGAAGAAGGATGTACCTGGGGCTGCTTTGATTACTCACAGCAAGAACCTAGACTCGTTGTACACTACGCAGCATTACAAAATCTTTATGGNGTTGATGAAGTTATTGATGCCTATCATGCCGGCGATGCAGACTTTCATAAGATTGTAGCTGACATGGCTGACATCCCTAGAACTCAAGCAAAAACTATTAACTTAGGATTATTTTATGGAATGGGAAAAAATAAATTACAAGCAGAACTTGGAGTGAGNAAACTTCAAGCCGAAGAATTATTTAAAACTTATCATGCTAAAGTTCCCTTTGTAAAACAATTGATGGATGCTGTTATGAAACGTGCGCAAGATTCTGGAAAGATTAGAACTCTTCTTGGAAGACTATGTCGTTTTCATTTATGGGAGCCAGCACAATTCGGGATTCATAAAGCTTTACCTCATGACCAAGCGCTCTTGGAGCACGGACCAGGGATCAGAAGAGCTTATACTTACAAAGCTTTGAATAGATTAATCCAAGGATCAGCCGCTGATATGACAAAAAAAGCTATGATTGAGTTACATAAAGCAGGTATTATACCCCATTTACAAGTACACGATGAACTAGACATTTCTGTCAAAGATGATAAAGAAGCTAAACAAGTTATAGAAATAATGGAAAATGCAGTTAGACTTGAAGTACCAAATAAGGTAGACTACGAGTCAGGTAATAACTGGGGAAACATTAAATAGGAGAAAACTATGGAACATNTCAAAAACGTTTGGGCAAAAGCAAAAGCTCATCCTAAAATTGCTGCAGCAGTCGTTGTTGTAATCGCAGTAATCATCATCGCATCATAATTAATAGGGTTTTATGTTAGATGGCATATTTAAATTCAAATATTCCAGCAACGTATGCTCAAATCAGAAGAGAATATCTCTATGACCTTAAGAGTCACCATGGAGAAGTGGAAGACTGTCTTATCTTTGGTATGGCATCGATTACAGGGCGTCCTCTATTGTTTCATGCAATTATGGAAAATGGTGCTATCTTCTATCGCCTACCGATTAGTGCATTCATTCAAAGAGGTTATAAAATCCAAGACGTTCCTAGACGTAGGTTGGACGAGTTGGAGCTTTGGAATTGTTTTAGTTACTATGCTGCTATTACTGTTTACGATCTTTTAGACGGACAATCCGGCAAATATATAGGAAAAGATAAGAAGTGGCATGAAGGAAATTATCTTTTTACGGTTGACTGGGCACACCCAGAGAGTAATATAGTTGATACGGATCATTCCGAAATACCGCAGGAGCATAAGTGTGCTCACATACTTGCCCTGGATGATGGCAACTATGCGGCTCAGCCAAATAACAGATTAATCTGGAGTATACCATCTTTCACCGTTAAAGATGAAGTACCGTTCGATTGGAAGGTACAAACATCTGATTGGAATGTGGAAAATACCAGTAAGTGGAGAACAGAAGACTCTGATAGATTCTTCTACGATATTGAAGAGAAAAAAAATGAGTAAATGTAAAGATTGTTTTTGTAATTGTCATTGTAATATTAAAGAACATTCAGATAGTACGGGTGTATGCCCATGTGAGAAATGTAATTGTAATCCTCAGGGAGCTACAGTAAATAACGATGAGTGTCTCTCGTGCCAATAGAAGAAAAACAAACTTGCAATATGCATACCAAAGAAAAAGAAGAATCAGGTACATGTTGTCACGTAAACGAAGACCAAGAAATCGCCGAACAACAAACGTATGAACAAAGTTTTTTAACAATGGGTGTGAAAAATAGTGAGATACCGGACTTTAAAAATATGGAGGGCACGAAAGCTGGCTCGCAAACAGGCGCAGGTAAGAGTTAGATGGATAAAATACCTCATATCTACTCTTGTAATTGCATTAATAGTGCTATTCATCTCCCTTTAAATGGTGTAATAATTAGTATATAAAACCCTAATGGCTGACAAATTAATGACATTATTAGTCGGATTGCTCATAGCCCTAGGTGGCTGGAGTCTTAGTCGGACATTTGAACTCTCTACAATCCAAGCAGTTCATGAAGATAAGGTGGATAAATTAGAGAGACATGTAGAAAAACTACAAAGTCATATAGACAAGATGATGGATTCTGATGAAGACATTATGGAACAACATAAAAAATTATTTAAGATATTAGAAAAAGGAGATAGCCCTTCCGGGAGCTATAATTATTAATTGGAAACAGTAGTCGCACTTTTGATGTTCATAAATTTTGAGATNAAGGAACACCGTATCCAGGAATCGATGGCAGTATGCCTCCGCGGGAAACGTGAAGCCGAGAGAACGTACTCTGATACGGTCAGCTATAAATGTATTAAGACTCAGGCTGAATTAGAGACTAATATTGATGGCTCAACCTCGATCAAAAAAATCATACTCAAGTAGAAATCCTATCGCTCGAATTTTAAGACGCTTTACTTCCAAAAGATTTAAAGATAAGAAGAAGCATGAGCAAAANAAAAGGACCAAAATCATATATATTCCAGACTGAAATCGTGACCGGCNTTTGTCCTGAATGCACGGCCAATACTTTATTAGTTGGTTTAAAAAATTCTTTTTATAAATGCTCTATATGCGGGGAAACACTCGAACAAAGAGTTAATGGTGTTATCAAATATATCCAAGCGGACTAAAGACACCAGGATAGCCCTGAGACACGACGAAGATGGCCCGTAAGCGGCCACTCTTTGGAACAAGCAATTATCGAAAACGAAAAACGAGAAAGCGACCAGGACGTCATTCCAAAAGACCTAATAAACACAGTAAACCTAAGAAATCACGCGGCCAAGGCAAGAAACGCAGTAAGGAGAGACACTAGATGTGGTGGGAACTCTTTGCTAAAGTCGCTATATCTATTGATATCTTATTAATCCTCATGATTTTATACGGTACAGCTACTCTTATTATTTAATAATTTTTCCCCTTGACATCCTCTATATCCTATATTATATAGGGTATTAGAAAGAGGTAAACTATGAAAAGAAAGAAAAAACCAAAACTAGAGTTAGTTCACAACGAACCTAACTTTAAACAACCAAGAACAGAAGATGAAGCTAGTGTCTATATCTATTATAACTTAAAGACTAAAGTTATGTTATTTGTAGATGGGGAAAATCTTGATGACGCCTGCAACAAGTTTGATTTGTGCGGCTTCCCTAATCGTAATGAATGGAAGATATTCCTAGAAGTAGCACATCAACCAGCGGAGGGTCCTCAATGAGCCATAAACTAGATTGTACTGAAAAAGCGTACAAAATCATGATGAAGCATACGACTTGGAGAAAGCCAAAGCGTATGACTCCAAAGCGTCAAAAAGCAATTGATGAGTCATGGCCTAGATGGAAAGTATATAGAGATGCTTTAAAGAAAGCGGGTCTATATGGAGGCATGGCATGGTCAGGAGATCGTAAATGGCCTAGAGTAGACATTAATACAAAAGAAAAGTTTATTGAAACTATGCTAACGCAACACTGCATCAGTCATCAATTCATTCTTGATATAGAAAGGTTAAGATGAAACCAACCTATGAAACGATGTTAAACCCTAAGTATGACTTGGCTGAAGCTAAGTCGTACCAGGATTTTATTAATAGGCTCCAAGCTCTATTGATGACGGTCCAAGCCATGAGGAAAGATGGTTTGAAATATGAATCCTGTGATCATGTTCATAACTTCTATACGACTGACCCTAAACTAGCGAAGAAATGGGATATGCGTAAAATGGAGGAGGGTGAATGAGATACGAATACAC